TTAAAAACTTTCTTAAAGAGGAAAATTAGCGTTCATTTACCCCCTATAAAAGAGAAAGACTACAGGACTTTTACCTATAAAAGAGAAAGACTACAGGACTTTTGCTTATAAAAGAGGAAAATTAGCGTTCATTTGGGTTAAAAATTATACAGATTTCTTCTCCCTAAGTCCATTGGGACAAAAATTCCAGTCTTCCCTCCGTCAATAACGACCCCACACCCTAAAGTGGGTTTCTTAGGGAAATTCTTACCGTAACTAAATGCCATGTGGTCAACATCAATGCCACAACCTACATTTAAACCGAAAATAATATCATTACGAGATGCCATATAAGATATTCCTGCAAAAGAATGAGAATGTCCTACAACTGTAGATTGTCTGTTTGCTATTGCTCTATTTCTTGCCCCTGATATACCACTACTACCAGTTCCATGTTCATATAAGACACCATCTATCTCCCAGGCTAAATCCCACTTCCATCCAGGAGGGGCTTTCCATATTTCCTCATAGGTTTTCATAAATTTACTTGGTATTCCTGCTGTTGTTGCCTTCCTAAAAGGTAATGCAGAGTGGTTTCCAACACAAACTTTTACATCTGGGAATGTTTCATACCACTTCTCCATGGCCTTCTGAGCTTGTTCTGCCTCGCTTTCAGCGTTAGGCATCTCTACCATGCTCTCATGGTATGAGAGGGCTGCATTATCCACCTCATCTCCTATATGAACTATCTCTGATACTCCAAAACGAGAAAAGACTTCGTAACAGAAGTCTCTATAATCTTTATGGCAAAATGGTTCGTGGGTGTCTCCTATAATTCCCACATTATTATTATTCCTGTGGGACAGAAGTACCTTATACTCCTGTTTACTTAGTCTTGGTCTGTATTGTTTCATTATATTTACAGTTTATTTCTGCAAAGATAATAAAAAAAACTATATATCAAACTATTTCTTGATTTTTTCAAGTGAACGCCCACCGAAATAAGCACCAACAACGGTGATAAGGACTATTTGTAATAAGTTTGTCCACTTTTCTTCTACATGGAAATCAATAGTTCCAGCATCTATAAAAATAAGTAATACTGTGCTTAAAATTAAAAAAGCTAAGGTTATTGGCCTTATGTTTTTTGCCAACCAAGAATCAGATACCATATCAGCCTCCCAACGATTACTTACTTCTTCCTGCATTTTGGCCTCATGCCCCAGTATCATGTTTTCAATCTTCTGCTTGGCCTCAAGTTTCTCTTTTTTGGTTGTAACCAAATTATCCACTACATTACCAACTTCTCTTACGAGTTCTGTAGCACCAGTTGAAAATATTTTACTCAGTATATTCACAGTATTACTTTAGTTGATTATCAACAAATGACTGTACCTCTTCCCTTGTTGCCCCCATTTTAAATCTTAAACAGGCTTGGAATCTTTTAATTTCTTCTCCATTAAAAACTATTATTGTTGGCACAACTTTTATACCATAATCTTTTTGCTGTTGTTGTGTTATCTTATTTGCATCTATAAAAACCCTTATTACTCCACAATTTTCTAATGAATCTAACCAAGGAACACTATTGTTTTTATTCCAATCAGCATTAAACTCTACAACACAAATTTCTTGTTCACAAAACTTTGTTTGACCAGAAAGACTACCAGCTAGTAATATAAAAAATATTAATAAAAGATAAGATAAAAATATTTTATATATAGGATGTATTTTATTCATAAAGTTTTTGTTTAATCAACTTCATATCCTCTTTAATTTCCTTTACATCATCCTGCGTGGTCATTATAGTTTGGCGAATTAACTCATCTTTCATATCAAACTCTATCCTTGTTATATCTGGCTTTGGTAACGCTTTTGCCTCTGCTATATCTGCCTTTAATGTAAACCACATTGTAGTTAAAGCAATAACCACAGTACCTATGGTTATCATGGACTCTAATGTTAGTTTAATTTTCGTTCCCTTTCCTACTTCAAGTGTCATTGTTATTGTTATTAAAGATTTATACAACCCACTCGTCAGTGGGTTATATAATCTTAGTTACTATTATTCTTTCTTACAGCATTTTGTGTCTAAAAGTTGATACAAAACAACTAATGCTATAATCCCTACTACCCCATTATCTCCAAGGACATTAATTATATCCATTACATTACCGATTACGGACATTCCCATAACTGGACTTCCAAATAAAATTTCTGCCATAACACCAAAAGACAGCATTGTTAAAAATAGGCCTGTCATTTTATTTACAAACCCTGTTACTATATTAAATACTTTTTCCATTTTTTTAAATTTTTTAAAGTTAATAATTATTAAAATTTATACGCTAGACCTAACTTAAACTCACCTTTTCTTTCTCCATTACCATCCTCTTTTAAAGGCATAGAATAATTAGGCTCTACATAAATGCTTTTACCTAAATCAAAAGAATACCCAACCCCCACAACCATGTTATCTGTTGAGTCTGTTGCTGTCTGCATTGATAAATACATATCTTTCATGTTGTATCTACCAAACAAATCATATTCTTCACCATTCTTTACCAGGCCTACTGTTATATTGTCCACACTATAACCAATTCCAAGGTTATCTGTTAGACTTGAAACTTCCCAATCCTCACCAGACATATCTACAGTAGTAACTACCATAAATTGTGCTGATGCAATTATTGTTGCACAAGCAAGAATCGTTGTTAAAAATAATTTTCTCATTTTTTTGTATTTTATTGTATTTTATTGTTAATAAATTGTTCTACTCTTCTTTTTTATCTAAATCTATGTACTCTATTGTAACCCTCTCTCCTTTCTCTATTGCTTTTGCGACTGGCTGATAAACCCTCTTGTATGCGTTGGTTGATTTCCCTATGAAACCATCTTTTATTATTTTGTTGTTTTCTTGAGAATCACCCAGCAATAAACATCCAGCAGTATGGTCATCAGTATTGCCACAATGAATGAGAATATACTTAAAATTAGGTACATCAGTAACATGGAGAGTACCCCTATGAATACCAGGAAACCTTTTAGCATATCTTTCATGTAGTCCACCAATATTTCTTAGCTTAATTTCATAAGTCCCAGCAGGGATTCTTGTCTCTCCTTTTACCTTACAAACCCTTTGTTCATCCTCTAAAGTGTAACACAGGAAGTCCAGCCCTAATTCAGATTCTTTAAAAAGTAATCCGTTAGTAGAGTCCTCCTGGCTACTAAACCTAAGAACTTTAAGTTTCATTATACTGACGCTACAAATACTTCTACATCACAAGCTGCTACTGTTGCCTCAGCATACGCTATAAACGCTGCGTTATGAGAAACCGCCCCTTGTGCTATATCTGCACTAGCAATCGCATCAAAACTTACACCACCCATAATGAAAGACTTACCTGCTTCAAGTTTTATAACCATAGTATCTGTACCAAAAACCTTTAGATTAACATAATTAGTGTCATCTAGGTTAGTGAATCTGATATACTTTACATTAGCAGCAGTTAAAGAACCTTGTCCTGTTGTACCAAGTTGAAGTATAGCAGTAAAAGCAGAAATTGGAACTTCTACAACTCTGTTATAAACTTCATCAATACTTCCTATAGTTAAGGTGTTTGTATTGCCATAAGACTGTCCATTAAGAGTAACGCTATCTGTAATAGTTACTGTTAAATTTGCATCTGTTACTGTTGTTGCCATTTTTATTTATCTTTATTATTATTATTTATTTTTGTTGTCATTTCTTTATGGAACTTTTACTATTTCCAGTGTTATTTGCCCTCTACTATCTAAGTCCTCTATTTCCTCGCTACACTCTAAAGTCATAATCAAAACTTGGTGTGAAGTAAGTAACTCAGTCCCCTCTCCAAGAATAGTGAAATCATCACAAATATGCTGAGTGCTTCCTTGTAACGCAAATGTGCCATTTGCTAGTTCTGTTCCTACAAAACCTGTTCCTGCACAAGGACTTCCCTTATAGATTCGTAGAACAACAGTTGCCCCACTTGTCCCTGTCATTATTCCTGCAATTTGAGAAACTGTATAACTCGTTCCACTATCAGGTCGTATATATATCATAGCTCTACACGCTGCTGGAGAAGTGAATGCTGTTGGGTCTATTGCTACAGTAATCATTCCACCTTTCGTTGTGTTTTCACCTTGAAATGTATATTTCAACCCCTCTCCTACAAATAAATTATTAGTTGAAAATCTAAAACTTTCTGAAATTAAATGTGTATTTGTATTTGTTGTGTAAGAGGGAACTTGCCAACTACAAGTATTATCTCCATCTACTCTTAAAAATTTAGTTGTTCCTGTTACCCCTGTTGAAACCACCTCAGTACCCTCTACATTACAAGTTATAGTAGCAGAATAATCTCCGCTTGTTGTATTTGTTTCACTATCAATAGAAATTCCTGTGCCTCCTGTTAAATCCACTCCAGTCATATCTCCAGTGGCAGCAGCTAAGGCCGCTTTAGTAATCCATTCCATATTACCAGAAGCATCTGTTGTTAAAACCTCGCTTACTACTTCGGTGTCTGTAGCTACAAAACCAAAAGAAGTGGAGTTATCTGAATCATAAGGATGGGTCGCTGAGGCCATACCTGTAATGGTAACAGTCCCAACAGCACCAGCAGAATCATCACTAGATGAAAAGTCTCCATGTCCATTAATCGCTGTATGCAAGTAACCAGCCAACTGTACTGCTGTTGAATTATTCCCTGTGGCTGTAGCATTTACCTGTATTACCCCACCATATCCTGCTGGGGTTGAAAAAGCAGCAACAGATGTTATATCAAAATATACAGCATACTTTGTTGCATCATTACTATTATATAAAGCGAAATACTTGTGATGTAATCTGCCTTCAACATCCGCAATAGTGGTTACTGCAACCGAGCTTGTGTAATTACACTTCACCCAATCTACACTCCCCGAACTGTCTTTAGCAGAGACACTTCTCGGCCTAGCAGGGGCAAATCCCTTTGCATTATGTATTTGTGAATCTTCTAAATTATTATGATACTTCATATTAATATGTTATTAATCCATGTCTTTTACTTACAGTGCCACCACTACTACAACTACTACAGCACCCACATCCTCCCCATTCTGGATATAAAGTTGAGTTGTCATCTAAATACAAGTGCATTTTCTTTTTAAATGTTTCTGCTTTTTTATATGTTTCTTGCCTAAAATAATTTAACTTTTTTTCGCTTACTGGATTCGTAAAATCTGCGAAATTCTCAACCACCCCTTGTGATGTGGTATTATATGATATATCTGGCAATACTTCAAACTTTACACAAAAAGCAAGATAATCTTTTATATAACTATTTACTAAAGTTACATAACCTCCCCCCACACAAACATTATATAAATCTTCACCTAAAAACGGTTTAACATGATTCAGTTCTGCAATCTCAATAAAAGTAGATTTTATTAAGGCTGTATCTGTATTTGCATTTGTGAAAGCTCTACTAACTACTTCCGTTGCTGTTATCAGTGCCATTTCCGTTTGTATTTGTTTGTTTCTCTTCCATTAATTTTTTTAATCCTTCTTCATCTAATTCTGGTAGGTGGAATATTTTTCTACCTTCCTCTATAGATATATAATCTGTTGGGTTTATTGCCCCCAACAATGTTACTGGAGGTTTATTATGGAAGTGTAAATCACTTACATTATATTCCCTCTCGTTTTTTAATATTTTTTTAATCTGTTTCAAGAACATCTCTTGTGGCTCTTTTATAACAGTTGACATAATAATATCATATATTGTTAATATCTGCTGGTTATTACCTAAAGACCCTGCTACCTGGATTCCTGATAAAGCTGGATTCCAACGGTGTGCAGAAATAATATTATCATTTGTAATAGTTTGTAATTCCATGAAAGAACCATCACTTGTATCATTAATTACATTAACTTTAGTGGCATCTCCATCTCCGTTTTTAGCAATAAAAAGTATTTTTGAATTATCCCCTTCTCCAGTTAATTTTGATACTGCATCATTTATAAAGTCTTGAGCCTCATCTTCACCCATATCTGCTGATAACTCTATTATTGCACTTGGCATAAAAGAATTTTTAAAACGGGTTAAATTATACTTTCCTATCTGATTCGCTATCTTAATATGGTCAAGTGCCGCAACATAATCTGGCATCCCATAATAATAATATGTACTTTCATAATCAGAAAAATGAATCATTGTTCTGTAAATGTTACCATCATCTTCTTTCTTAAAGTCTGGGTAAACAGGAACTTTCCTAATTTTTTCAGGAGTTCTCCTTGCGTTTTCCCAATCAGG